TTATTGACCATGTTGATAAAGACAGATATAATTATCGCATTGAAAATCTACAGTGGTTAAGTCACTCTGATAATGTAAAAAGGAAAAGCGTATGACACAACTTAAACCAATCATAGGTAGCGTAAACATTCCCTTCTCAGCAGAGAGGTATGAACGCTCAGACAACAAGGCGAAGGCATGGGTGATTGACTACCTGTCTACACAGGGACACACAATTATTGACACCGAAGAAGATTTTTCTGTTGACATCAAGAGCGAGTTGGATTATACTAAGTTCTTCAACGAGGCAGAGATAAAGTATGGATGGAAAGGAGATTGGAATCCTAGTTGGAAAGAGATTCGTATCCCCTATCGTAAACATAAACTAGTAAATGCAGTTGGAGATGCTGGTGTCTTACACTTCTACATCATACGGCCTGACATGAAGGCGGCGTGGCGTATCAGTGGGGACACAGTAGCCAAGTCGGAAGTTAAAGAGGCACAGGGTGGTCGCATCCTACAGGGAGAACAATTCTTCCACGTGCCTTATCAACAAGCGGAGTTAATCGAAGTATGAAGCCTTCAGTAGAAGATAGGAAAAAGTTTGACCTTGACTTGGAGTATGGTGAAGTCAGGGAAAGTATGGTAGCTGAGATGTTACAAGATAAAAAAGTTGAGGTTAAATCAGAACGTGGTATGTGGACAGGCACTGGCAACATCGCAATCGAATACATGTCATACGGAAAACCTTCTGGTCTTTCGGCCACCGAAGCAGACTATTGGTTTCACAACCTATGTATAGATGATGATGTTTATGCTACGCTTGTCTTTAAGACTGACAATCTTAAAAAGATTATTAAGTTAATGGATAATCCAAGACAGATAGCAGGCGGCGACCACAACGCATCTAAGATGTTCTTGTTAAATATACAAAGCCTGTTTGATAAACAACTTATAAATAAATTTAAAGAAAGTATTAAGATATGAAAAGATTAGTAGTAGACATTGAAACAGATAGCTTAGATGCTACTACTATTTATTGTATTGTAGCAAAGGATTTAGATGAAGAACGTATATACACGTATCACACTGATAATGTCCACCATGCTAAACCACTCCTTGAGTCTGCCGATATTCTGGTCTTTCATAACGGTGTGTCTTTTGATGCTCCAGTAATCAAGAGATTGCTTGGAGTAAACATACCGCTAAGTAAGATACGAGACACACTTATCATGTCTCAGATGGCAGACCCAATGCGAGACGGTGGGCATTCACTTGACGCATGGGGCAAGACGTTTGGGTATCCGAAGCTAGAGTTCTCTGACTTCTCTGGTTACTCAGACCAGATGCTAACGTATTGTGTTCGTGACGTAGAGCTTACGGCGAAAGTATACAAGGCTCTTGTCCCTACGCTCAAGGGTTTCTCAGCACGTAGCATTAACCTAGAACATCAGGTTCGTGCAGTCATCGACAAGCAGGAGCAGAACGGGTTCACACTTGACGTTAAGAACGCAATGCTCTTGGTGGCTCGTCTGTCTGACGAATCAACAAAGATTAATAACGAACTTCAAGAAGTCTTCAAGCCTATTACTCAGGTTAGAATATCTGAGAAGACAGGTAAAAGACTTAAAGATAAAGTAACAGTATTCAATCCAGGCTCACGTAAGCAGATAGCTGAACGCTTGTCTGCACTTGGTTGGAAGCCACATGCCTACACTGAGAAGGGGCAGGCCATTGTCTCTGAAGAAGTGTTATCCAAGGTGACTGACATACCACAGGCCAAGTTGATTGCTGATTACTTACTACTTGAGAAGCGTGTGTCGCAAATCAAATCATGGATTGAGGCGGCAGATGAGAACGATAAGGTGCATGGACGAGTGCTTACATTGCGTACCATTACAGGACGCATGGCTCACACATCACCTAACATGGCACAAGTACCTGCTGTCTACTCACCTTATGGTAAGGAGTGCAGAGCATTGTGGACAGTATCGAGTGACGACTACACACTGCTGGGTACTGACGCATCAGGTCTTGAGCTACGAATGCTGGCACACTATATGAATGATGAAGCCTACACGAAAGAAGTTGTGGAAGGTGACGTGCATACAGCTAACCAGCAGGCCGCAGGGCTACCCAACAGGGACAATGCAAAGACGTTTATCTATGCGTTCCTCTACGGTGCTGGTGCAGGCAAGATTGGACAGGTCGTTAATGGCACAGCCAAAGATGGTCAACGTCTGATTGATAACTTCCTCAACAACATGCCAGCCTTGAAAGCACTACGCAAAAAGGTTGACACGTTGGCCGATAGAGGTTATCTTATTGGTCTGGATGGTCGTATCCTTAAGGTTCGCAACAAACATGCGGCACTCAACACCCTACTACAGGGAGCAGGTGCAATCGTATGTAAGGAGTGGCTGAAGTTTATTATCATCGAGGCAACCAAGGCACAGCTAGACTTCAAGCTTGTTGCAAGCGTACATGACGAATACCAATTCGAGGTACGTAAGGGACAGGAAGAAGCCTTCGGTGCTGTAACCAAGAAGGCAATGACACTGACAGAGCAATCGCTCAAGGTTAATTGTCCTCTCGACTGTGAGTATAAGACTGGTAACAACTGGGCTGACACTCACTAAAGTGAAAAAAGTTATTGACATTCGATTATGGATGTGAGATAATTCAAAAATCGCAGCAACAATGGTGTTGTTGTGATACGAAAACCAAAACGAAAACCAATTTAGGAGATTAAAACATATGACTATTGTATCAGGAAAAGTTTATTGGGCATCAATTCAAGCACCTAACACAACCTACGAACCAGAGTGGGGTTTGGACATGCTGGTAGACGACAACAACCGTAAGGCTTTCGAGGCAGACGGTGTAGCAATCAAGAACAAGGGCGATGAGCGTGGCGACTTCGTACACATTCGTCAAAAAGTATCACGCCGTGACGGTACACAGAACGATGCACCAGTAGTCATGGACGGACAGAAGAAGCCGTTCTCAGACCTAGTGGGCAATGGAAGTGTATGCAACGTACAGTACACACCATTCGAGTGGGAGATGAACGGCAAGTCTGGTACTTCTCCAATCCTGAAGAAGGTTCAAGTAGTGAGCCTTGTTGAATATGCAGGTGGCAATGCCGAAGACTTTGACGTAATCGGAGAAGCCGCCGCACCAATCGCAGACGATAACATGAACGACTCAGTTCCTTTCTAGTCGTTAGTTAACTGCACGGGGGAAGCACCAAGATATAGGCTTCCGAAGATGGATACGAGGGTTGGGGACTCCATCACTTTTTACAGGAGATTACAATGGAAACAAACTTAGCACCCATACTGGTGACTGTCTATGCAACAGTCGCCGCCTTCATTGCAGGTTGGGCTATGCCACGAGGCAGATACCTAAAGGCAATGCAGCTACGTCTTCTCAAGGGTGTACATAACTTCTTCGCAGACGAGGAAGAATACATTGCACACAAAGCACAGAAGATTAAGAAAGCAGTTAAACGTAAGAGCTAGGACACGTAGCTCAACTGGATAGAGCAGCAGACTTCTAATCTGCAGGTTGCAGGTTCAAGTCCTGCCGTGTTCGCATCAGGGGGTAACAATATGTTATATACTGTCTACAAAATAACCAACAAACAAAATGGTAAGTTTTATATTGGTTGTCACAAAACAAAGAACCCACAGGATAATTATATGGGTTCTGGTACAGTTATAAAACGTGCTGTTGCAAAGTATGGGGAAGACAACTTTAGTAAAGATATTCTTTTTGTCTTCCCCTCGCCCCAAGAAATGTTCGAGAAGGAAAAAGAATTAATAGCAGAATTAAATCCACCATACAACTTACACGAAGGTGGGCTTGGCGGTTGGGATTATATTAACAGTAACAATCTTAGAGCTAAGTATGTAGACTGGCCTGAAGAATCTAAACAGAGTCAGGCAAGAGCAGCCAGCAAGGTTGCAAACAGCCTACCCAAAGAACACTATGTGAAGATGTCATGTGAAGGCAAGCGAGCTATTAGAATTAAATACCCAGATGGAATATGGAAGGGCAAGAAACACAAAGAAGAAACCAAAAAGTTAATAGGAAAGGCCAACTCTAAACACCAAGCGGGTAAAGGAAACTCACAATATAATACCATGTGGATAACAAACGGAGTTGACAACTTAAAAATTATGCGGTATGATACAATACCACAGGGCTACCACAAAGGTAGAGTTATGAAAAAACTTGAGGAAAATTAAATGACAGATAAAGTTATTACTAAAGACGTAGACCGTGTGAACCTTGAGTTCGCAGAGAATGGTTTCATTGTAGACTATACAGGCAGTACATCTGATGATGACTACCACACAACCAAGGTAATCTGCAACACATTTGAAGACATGGTTGACGTGATTACACAAGCAGTAAGCGCAAGCCAGTACAAGTAAATGTATTTCGCAAATAAATTACCAAGCGTTGTGTTCCACACAAGAGTTCGTGATGACAGTGTAGGCGGCGACAATCCCTATCGCTGGCAGAACGTATCAACCGAAGACTTGTTCATGGGTAAAGAGTGCATCTTGTTTGCACTTCCAGGTGCATTTACACCTACCTGCTCAACCTATCAGCTACCAGACTTCGAGAGGTTGTATGGTGAGTTCAAAGAGCAGGGCATTGACGACATCTATTGTCTGTCTGTTAACGATTCATTCGTTATGAACAAGTGGGCAAAAGAACAAGGGCTTGAGAACGTCAAGGTAATTCCCGATGGTTCTGCTAAATTTACATCCAAGATGAACATGCTAGTGTTTAAAGATAATCTTGGCTTCGGACCAAGGTCATGGCGATATGCCGTACACACTAAAGACATGGACATTGTGCAAGGATTTAAAGAAGAAGGATGGGGACACAACGTAGAGGACGACCCTTACGAACAGTCCTCACCGCAAAACATTTTAAAGTATCTGAAAGGACGATAACAAATGACAAAGACATTGGACACACTGATACCAGACATTTATACCATGCTTGAGCAGGGTGCTGATGTCGAACAGTCACATGTTAAAGAAGCCCTTGATGAAGTCGGTGGCCTTGTGCGAGAGGCTGTCGAAACCATACTCCGTGAAGGCCAGCGTGAAGGTGCATCACACCTACGTCTGTCTTCAATCGGCAAACCAGACCGTCAGATTTGGTACGGAGTACAAGGCGAAGAGGGAGAGTCCATCAATGGGCAGACCAAGATTAAGTTCTTAATGGGTCATGTTCTTGAGGCTCTCCTAATTTGTCTAACCAAAGCCGCAGGCCATAAGGTAGAAGAGGCACAGGATACCGTAGAGGTTGAGGGTGTGCTTGGACATCAGGACTGTGTGATTGATGACGTACTGGTTGACATCAAGTCAGCATCGTCATTCGCATTCAAGAAGTTCAAGGAAGGCAGGCTATCAGACGATGACCCGTTTGGATACATCGCACAGATTAGTGCCTATGCCACGAAGAATAACCGCAAGGAAGCCGCCTTCTTTGCAATCGACAAGAACAGCAGCGAGCTTTGCATCCTACCTATTCACGACATGGAAATGATTGATGCGCCCTCAAGAGTGCGTCACCTCAAGAGCATGGTGGAAAGCGAGCAAGCTCCTGCACGTTGCTACGGCGACACGGCAGATGGCAAGTCAGGCAACCGCAAGTTGGTTGTAGGCTGTGTATTCTGTCCCTATAAAAAGAAGTGCTGGTCTGATGCCAATGGTGGACAGGGGCTGAGAGCATTCAAATACTCTAATGGAGTACGTTACTTGACCACTGTGGCAAAGACCCCAGACGTTGAGGAAGTACAGGTGTAATGGGATTCAAAAGAAAAAAATACAAACACGAATACAAATCAAACTCTGAATACGAAGCGGCTCAACAGCTACACAAACACAAGATTGACTTTGTATACGAGAAACAAAAGCTACCCTACGAGTGGCGTGAAGATAAGAACTACATCCCTGACTTCTTCCTACCTAACGGCGTAGTGCTAGAGGTCAAGGGCAGGTTCATGCCAGAGGACAGGAAGAAACACCTGTTCATTAAGTCACAGTACCCAGATATGGACATCAGGTTTGTCTTTGACAACCCCACTCGCAAGCTATACAAGGGAGGTAAGATGACCTACGGAGACTGGTGTGACAAGCACGGCTACATGTATTGCAAATTAAATGAAGGCATTCCGCAATCGTGGCTTGACAAACAGGGTGGGAAATAGTAAGATAACAATTCACTTGGACGAGTTTCGCCCTGACGAATCGTCCCCAGAACGTACACTGTTCTTGTGTGTGTTGCTTCAGGCATTGCTTGACGCATCTAAGCCAGCCTATGATGGTGAGCCTACGACTGCACGAATAGAACGAGACAGGGCATCGGCTTGGTTCTTTGCTTCGGTAGGGACAACAGCTGAAGACTTTGAGGAGGTGTGTGTCAACGCAGGAGTAGATGCACATTACATGAGAGACTTTGCATACAAAGTATTACAGACAGGAGAAGTAGATTATGTCAGGAAAAGAATTAACGCAATACTTGGACACTAAGTTTGGTTACACACAAACACCAAGCGATGACCCAGTAAACAGCCCCGCCCACTACAATACCAAGGGCGTTGAGGCAATCACGGCTATCGAAGCCAGCATGTCAGACGAAGAGTTCCAGGGATATTGTAAGGGCAACGCCATGAAATATCTGTGGCGATACAAGTACAAAGGAAAGCCTGTGGAAGATTTGAAAAAAGCACAGTGGTATTTGGAAAAGCTTATTGCCTCTGTTCAGAACGTATAGTATAATGGGAGTCTTCGCAAAATGCAGGTAACATTAATCGACCACATGGGCAGTGACTTGACAGTAGTCAACGCTGCTCGTGTTTCATTCAATAAAGAATCACAACGAGTACAGAACGGTAGCCTACAGGACTTGTCCGATGCCGACCAAAAGCTAATCAAGTATCTTGCAGAGCATGGTCACTGGTCGCCGTTCTCCCATTGCTTCTTACAGTTTCGTATTGAAGCCCC